AAAATGCCTATCTGCTATTTAAATACTTTCCATTAGAAAATAATAATATTTACTTATGTATCGCAGATGATGTTTTAAATCACTTTAAAGAAGACAACTTTACTGATAAATATTTATTAAAATTGTATTATCCACTATTGTTTAAAAATGTAAAAACAAAAAAAGAATTAGATAATAATAGAGAAAAATTATACCTAGATGATAAAAATAAAATTACAAAATATTATAATAAACAAAATGAAAAAATAGATTTATTTTATGATATTTATAATAATTGTAAAAAAATTATTCCTTATGATGATAAAGGTATATCTGAAATAGATATAACTCTCAAACCAAATATTGATATTAAACTTCCATTGGAAATATTATTTAAAATAATTCACTCTAGCGATTCTGTTCCATTTATAAAATATAATCCGGGAAAAAATTATGATAATATTTATAGACTGTTTACAGATGATAATATATCAATAAATGGTGTAAAAATACCATCATTATATGCTAATAATAATAATACTAAGGCATTTATTTTAAATCTAACTAGGATATTATCAAAAAAGCATTCATTAGGTTTTTACATAAAACATTCATTTAAAAAAATAAATTATGAAATATTTTGTGAATTTTATGAGAATGGAAATTTAAACATTAAATTTTCATCAGGGAAAAATAATTTATTACAAATAAATGAAATTAATAAAATTATTAACGATTCAGTCAATAACAATATTTTAAAAAAAGTAAAAAATTATTTAAAACAAACAGGTTATATATACATTAATTTTGAAACAATATTAGATAGTTCTGTAACAGTAAATAATTTAGAATATACACTAGTTTTAAAAAATAAAAGTTCAATTGACTTAACAAAATATATTGGATGTATATCTTCGGTTTTTAATATAATACAAGGTAAAATTAAGAAACAAAATGACGTAATTGAATTAGTTTATAAAAGAGTAAATGTGTTTCACCTTCAAGATAGTATTAAATCATTTATTACTACCCAAAAAAAAATGAATAATAGTTTAAAAGATATTCTAGATAAATTAAAAGAGAATTTTCCAAAAGAAATTAATAGCGAAGAAAAAGCGTTAAATATTATATCTGAGTGGCAAGACGAAATTCAAACAATGTTAGATTCAAATGGATCTAAAAAAATTATTGAAAGTAATCCAGGATTTCAAACTAAAATTTTTATTGATGATTATGAAAAAACTAAAATATCAATAAAAAATATCGATGATATTAATTATTTACAAAATATACCAGTTTATATTGATTCTATAGTTAAAATTATTTTTCAAAATATATCTAGTGAATTTAATATAAAAGTAAATAAATTATGTAAAAAAAAACTAAATGAAAAGCAACAAAGGGCAATAGATGATATTAGGGAAAACGATATAGTAAAAACAGGTCCTGTTGTTTTTGGAAAAAAATCTGAAATAGATATTGAAATTGAAACAGATTCTGATTCAGATGATATAGTAGAAGAAGATAGTGAAGAAGATAGTGAAGAAGATAGTGAAGATGAAGAAGAAAATAGTGAGGAAAACGAAGATATAGTTGAAGATAAAAATGAAGATAATTTGAACGAAATAATAGCTGTCCCTGATTTAAATAATTTAATTGAAGAAGATAGTGAAGATGAACTTGAATTATTAGAAGATAGTGAAGAAGAAAAAGAAGATATGAAAGAAGAGGATAAAGGAGAAGAGGAGGAGGAGGAAGAAAGTGAAAAAGAGAGCGAAGATGATATAGTAGAGGAAGATAAACAAGAAGATAAAGAAGAGGAGGAGGAGGAAGAAAGTGAAAAAGAGAGCGAAGATGATATAGTAGAGGAAGATAAACAAGAAGATAAAGAAGAAGAGGAGGAGGAAGAAAGTGAAAAAGAGAGTGAAGATGATATAGTAGAGGAAGATAGTGAAGATGATATAGTAGATGAAGATAGTGAAGATGATATAGTAGATGAAGATAGTGAAGATGATATAGTAGAAGAAGAGAGCGAAGATGATAATTTTAATGATTATGATTCTGCTTCAGATTCAGATGAAGATAATGATATTTATAAAGGTGGAAGTAAAGAAGATGAAATACAATTTTCTATAAAAGGTAAAAGAATTAGTGGTCAAAATAATTATTTTGAAGAAAGAAGAAAAAAATATGAGCCAAAATTATTTCAAAAAAGTGCTGACGATCCATATAAATCATATAGCACAATATGTCAATGGACCAATAGACGTCAACCTGTGCTTATAACAGATGAAGAAAAAAAGGAAATAGATGAGATAGATAAAAAATATAATATGAAATCTTATGATGGTGTTTTAAGATATGGTTCAAAAACAGCAAAAGACAATAAAAAATATAACTATATTTGTCCCAGATTTTGGTGTATAAAAGATCCAAAGGGAGAAGGAATGTCAAATAAGCCACTATCTTTAAAACAAGTAGATAAAGGAGTATGTGGAGGATGGGATGCTGTTATAAAAGATGATAAATCTGAAGTTCCGGAAGGCAAATTTATATATGAATTTAGTGATAAAAGAATGCATAGAAAAGATCAAGATATACCTCATTATGATGAAAAAGACGGAGATGTTAAAAAATTAGCATACAAACAAATGTATCCAAGTTTTTTAGGATCAAAGCAAACTGTGCCTGGATTGTGTACTCCGTGCTGTTTTAAATCACCACCAAAAGGAATTAATATAAATGAAAATAATAAATATAATTTTAAACCAGAATCATGGAAAAAATTATTAGAAAAGAAAAAGGAATGGTTAAATGAAGATGGAAGTTTAAATTTTGATGTATTAGAAAAAATGGATGATTCATTATTGAAGGAAAAAATAATAGAAGGAAAAAATTTACCTCATAAAGGTTCAAAATCTAGATTTAAAGGGCATTGTAAGCATACACCGAATGATGAAGAAGTAAAAAATATCGAGGATGAAGAAAGAGAAGATCAATATCAGTTAGATGATTCTAAGAGAAGCAATATTCCAAGTAATTGGGATAATTTTCCATTGAAGAAAAATCAATTAGGAATCATAAATCCTATAATTCAAAATTTTTTGAATTTTGATGGAAGTACATGTTTTAAATATGAAAAAGGACCAAATGATGAAAGATTAAAAGAAAATAATTGGTGTTTATTTAGAATAGGAGTAACTATAAATCCAAATCAATCATTTTTATCAATGTTGTCATCTGTTTATGAATTTTATAATAAAAAATCCTCAAATTATGGAATATCAACAAAAAATTTAAATGATTTTAAAAATGATTTTATAAAAAATTTAACATTAGATAAATTTATGACAGCTCAAAACGGTATATTACCTAAGTTATTTGAAAGAAAAGTATTAGATATTGATATTGATATAAAAAAATATAAAAATAATAAATTACTTATAAAATTAAAAAATAAAAATATACAACAAAAAATAGTAAATGCTTTTGAAAATTTTATAGATTTTTTTATGGATAAAAATGAAAAAATAGATTATAAATATATTTGGGATTTGGTGTGTAAACCAATAAATGATGGTGGAGTATTATTTAATGAAGGTATTAATTTAATAATAATAAAAAATATTGATAATGATATTTTGACATCTAAGGTCGAAGTAATATGTCCAATGAATTATTATTCTAGTAACTTTTATGATAAATCAAAAAAAACATTAATAGTAATTAATAAAGATAATTTTTATGAACCATTATGTAGTGTGAAATTAGAAAAAGAAGATAAAAGAAAATCAAAATGGAATGTAAAAAAGTTTTTTAACGATAAGGACAATTATGATAATTTTCCAAAATTGCACTCAGTAATAATGAAAATAAAAGAAAATTTAAATAAATATTGTAATGCTAAACCAAGTGTAAAAAAATCATTATATGACTATGTAACAAATATATCATTTAGTGAATTAGCAAAAAAATTAAATAAAAAGAAAATAATTCAGATATTTAATAGTAGTAATAAAGTAATCGGGGGTTTAATTGAAGATAATGGTAAAAATATTTATATACCAACAAAACCATCAACGATAAACTTAAATAATAACGCCGAGACAATATATATAGATGATATTAAAAATAGTTATTTAGATTATAATGAAACAAAAAAATTATTAATAAAATATTCTAAATTAGGAATACCTTGCGACCCAAAATCAAAGATAATAGACGATAATGTAATAGTAGGAATTAAAACAATAACAAATCAAATGGTTCCTGTTAAACCAGATTTATCATTAGTTATTAATGACGAATTAACTGAAGAGATGTCGTATTCTGGAAATAATGAGTTAGAAATAGATGAAAGTATTATGAAAAATAATGAAGTAGATACAGAAAGAAAAAGAATTGTGAAAAGTATAAAATTAGAAAATAACTTTTACAGTATGTTCAGAAATACGTTAAAAATAATTTTATCCGATGATAAATCAAAATATAGAAAAAAAGAATTAGAGGAAATGATTAATAATATGGAAAAAAGCTATATTGAAAAACTAGACAGTATTATAATTAAATTAAAGGAAATTTTATCAGGAGCGATAGATTTTGTGGAAATAAATTTGGAAATATTAGATGACTATGATGATTTAATAACCTGTCTCGGTTTAGATAAAAAATCATGCGAAAATACAAATGGTTGTGCTTTTTTAAGACAAAATACATGTATGTTGACAATACCAAAAACCAATTTATTTAATAATGAAGATAATACAACTTTATATTACAATAAATTAGCAGATGAACTTTTAAGATTTTCAAAAATAAGAAACTATCTTTTTACAAAACGTGAATTTTTGTCATTTAATTATGTTAGTTACAAAATTAATGATAATGAAATAATTTTATTAGAAGATGTATTATTAAACTCTTATTTTAATAAAAAATTAATATCTAGAAATAAAAGTAAATATATTAAATCAGAAAATATTTATGAATTAGTAAAGTCCGAAAATTCAATAGATTTTGTAAATAAAGTATATGATGTATCTGAGGATAAAAAGGTAGAAGAAAAAGAAGTAGAAGTAGAAGAAAAAGAAGTAGAAGTAGAAGAAAAAGAAGTAGAAGTAGAAGAAAAAGAAGTAGAAGTAGAAGAAAAAGAAGTAGAAGTAAAAGAAATTATCGATAATGATAATTGTATTTTAAACAATGTGGATAATAAAATTAAAAAAGATTTGAAGGATATATTAATAAAAAATAATAATGGTGAAATAAAAATGGAGAGATTTAACAAAAAAAATAAAACTTGTGGATTTATATTAGTAAAAAATGTTTTAAATAAATTAAAAGGAAAAAAAATAAAAATAGAACAAATAAAGAAAGATTTAATAGAGGAGCAAATAAAATTAAATATGCCTGAACATAAAATAGGATTAATTAAAGGGTATTCAGATATGAAAAAAACAAATAGTAAAAATGAAAATATTACAAAAAACTGGGAGATTTTTTCATTAATAAATGCCTTTAAAAATAAAAGTAATAAAACATTAGTAAAAAATGTTGAAACTAAATTAACAAAAGAGGAAAAAAATAAAGAAATATCTAAAATAATAAAGGGAGAAGATTATTCAATTACAGGATTTGATTTATTTTTAATTTTTAAAAGATATGATATACCAGCTTTAATAATAAATCAGACAAAGCAAGGTTCAATATTAAATACATCTATAAAAGGATTTAATACAGAAAAAAATAGTAAAAAATATGTAATAATACATATCAAACGTAATAAATTATTAGGAATTAATGTTGAGATAGATTTATTGGTTAATTCTAAAGATTCTACAAATTATATTTTATCTAATAATATTGATAAAAAAGGAATGGAAAGTTTAGAGACCGATATGGAAGATTATTTAATTAAATCAATAAAAAAAATAGAAGAAACAAGAGAAAAATATAAAAATACAGATAAACAAATAAAAAACGCGAAAAAACCAAAAAAAATTAATAAAAAAATGAGATTACCTTCTGAATAAAGATAATGAATTTCTGATATTTACATTTGGAGAACTAGGTGAATTAGATGTTGCTGGAGGAGTTCTAGGTAATTGTCTATAGCTTACAAATGGGTTTATAACTTCATTATTAGAAATTATAGGAGGTGGTGGTGGAGAAGGTAAAACTATATTAGTATTAACAACAGGAGGAGGAGGAGGTGGTGGAGGCGGAGGAATAATCCTAGGTCTTTCACTGATAGGTATATATTCTATGACTTCTGTATCGTCTTTGTCAAATCCAAAATATGGATTTTTTCTCATATATTGTTTCAATATTTTTTTTGCCTTGATATTAGCTTGTTTTTTAATTAAAGGGTTACAAGAAAATTTAAATTTTAAATATTCATAAAGCACATTTTTTAATTTTTTACAAATAATAATTTTATCGTTGTATGAAACAAAGTTAGTAAATGTTAAATATTTTATATGTTTTCTATATTCATGTAACATATTTATAACTTGGTCCCATTTATCATAAACATTGTTAGGTAAGTTAATAAAATTTTCAATAGTTTTTTCTTTAAGCATAGGATAAAATCTATATGAAAATAAAGCTATATTCATATTACATGAAAAAAAAGCTGAAATAGAAAGGGGGATAGTAAATCCAGTATCAATTAATTTAAAATAAATATTATACAAATTAGAAACAGAAATATCTAAGTTGGTGTGTGGATTTTTTAAACAAATAGGTTTTGAAAACAAAGCTTCGTGATTTAATAATGATTCGACCCAATAATTTACAAGATTACTTAATCTAAATTTATATTTGGTATTATTTTCTAGTAAAGTAATTTTAAATTTATCGTGAAAATTATCTAAACTATTGAGATATAAATCAGTATTACAATCATATAAAATAGCTTTTTTAAATTTATACATTCTTATAAATGAAGATAAAATGTTCTTTATTTTTTTCATTTTAATATAAATTTTAGCTAATATAATAATATTTTCATTATCAATATATTCACTATCAAACATAATATTTTTATAAAGTTGCGGGTCATTATCAACATATAAATTCGATAAAAAAAACATATTTATATAACTGCACGATAAATCATATATTTTCATAACATTATCCATAATTTTATTTGAAATACTCATTTCTTATAATATAAATTATTGTAAGAAATTAAATTATTATAGTCCCATATCATAATCATCATCAATATCACCAGTTTTTGCTGTATCAATGTGTGTAGTAGTGCTGTTAATAACAATATTCTGTTTAGAGCAAATATCATTAGGATTATCAACACTCAACATATTACCAATTTTAATTGAAGAATCTAAAGTAACAGATTCTAATTTATTAATTTCATCCATATTAAGTAAAACTTGGAAACTACTAGTTCCATAATTACCAAGTTGTCCACACATAATATTAGAAGAGACACCGGTTAATAAATCTAATTCAGCGTGTCTAGCAGCTTTAAGGAACATTTCAGGAGTTTCTTCGAATGACGCTTTAGCGATAGGACCAATATCATCATTATTAATACCATGTCTAAATATACTGACCATTTTTAGTGTAGCACACATTCTATCACATAACATAGACATATGATGATAATTAATATATGTAGTATCTGAGAAGGCTTCTGCCAATTCGTTATAAATACACTGTCTAGCAGCTTCAATACCTAATGTTTTGTACACTTCTTGAATATCATTACTATAAGTTCGTTTATTATCAATAAAATCAATAGATAAAATTTCTTTTAAACTAGTTCCAACTGTATCTAAAACCCAAATATCTTCAGGAACAAAATTTCCATCTTTTTCAATCATATAATTTTTGATAGTTCTAATAATAATCTTTGGTATGCCTTTTATACCCTTAAGAATTATATTATCTAAGATATTATCCTGTAAATTTTTAAGTAAGTAAATTTCATCAGTTTGGTCGAGAGTATTTTTTTTACTAGCCATTAAAGATTTAGAATGGAGTAATCTAATTCTAAATACAAGATTATCTGAATTTAAATCACTAAATACACATTCAACTTCATTTTTAAGAGAATTGGTAATAGCAAAATGAATATCACTCATATTAATATTTCTGTCCATCATTTCTTCTTTTGATAATTCAATTCTAATAATCCATTTAGAATATTCTTCACCTGATTTAGGTTTTTCTATAATACCACCACAATCTTCCATAATTTTTTGAAATTCATTATACTCTTCAATAAGTGTTCTATCGGCGTCAATAAGTGTGGATGAAAGTTGGGGGTCAAAGCAAATACTGATTGATTTAGTAATATCTCTTATACTTGTAAATTCAAGTAAATATTTAATTTGTTGAGCTCTTTCTAAATTAGTTTGTTCATTTTCTTTTAGATAAATAGTAGTAGAAGGTTGTTTAGGATTTTCACTGAGTGAAAGAATTTCTTCAATTCTAGGAACACCTCTAGTAACATTAGATTTACTAGCAACACCAGCAAAATGGAAAGTATTAAGTGTCATTTGTGTAGTAGGTTCCCCAATACTCTGAGCACTAATCATTCCAACCATTTCTCCTGGATGAACAATAGCTTTATTATAATTAAGAATTAATGTTTCCATTAACATAATAATAGCTTTACGATTAAATCTTCTTACCATTAAAAGTTCTTTAGATGTTAAGTAATAATACCATGCAATTTTAAATAATTCGGTAGGTTTTGTAAGTTTATGAGATTCAATTGATTTAAATGCGTCATCTACAATTTCATACATTTCTAATGGAGTAATATTTACAATAAAATCGGGTTGAATATTTAGTTGATGTTGTAGATTATTCATAATTCTATGAAAATGAACAGGAATATGTACAACAATATTTTTTTCATAATTGAAAACATTTTTTAATAATTTTTCTCTTGAATCAACCATATGTTGAATATATTGAGATAGTTTATATTGTAGTTTTTTTTTCTGTTTTTTCATTCTTTTTCTAGTCGGTTCATCATATGTTGTAGTAAATATAGATTTAGAAGTATCGTCTTCAGGAACAGCCATATGAGAATAAATTTCTTCAAGACTCATTCTAGTTAAAGGTATTTGTTGATTCTCAGTCTTCATAGGATTAATATTATCATCTCCATATTGGAATTGAATAATTTTACCTTTATTATTTCTGACAGTCATATCATAAGCAACCTTTAAATCTTCTTGTCCCTTAATTAATCTTCTTTGGATATATCCAGTTTGACTAGTTTTTACAGCAGTATCAATTAAGCCAACTCTACCACCCATAGCATGAAAGTAAACTTCTTCAGGAGTAAGACCTTGAATAAAAGAACTTTCAACAAAACCACGAGCAGCTGGAGTATCATTATATTTACTGTAATGAGGAAGAGTTCTATCTTCAAATCCATATGGAATTCTTTTACCATCAACATTTTGTTGTCCAAGACATGAAATCATTTGAGCAATATTAAGAGCTTTACCCTTACTACCAGAATTAACCATAATAACAAATCTATTATCGGCTGATAAACTAGTTCTTCCAATTTTCCCAGCATCTTTAGCAGCAGCATTTAATAGAGCATTAACTTTAGTTTCAAACTCAATTTCATTACTTTTTCCAGAAGAATTTTCAAAAATACCAAGATGTAGTTGGTCAATTAAATTTTGAACATCTTTCTTTTTAGAATTAACAGCTTGAATAATTTTTTTATTAGTATCATCATCAGCAATTAAATCACTAATACCAACACTATAAGCACTTAATTTCATATATTCAGTAACAATAGATTGAATATTATCAATAAAATCAGCAGATTCTTTAAAACTAAAATCATTGAATATAGCTTGAATCAAACCCTTAGAACCCTTACCTAAGATTCCCTTATCAATTTGACCTCTTAAATATTCACCATTTCTAATTTCAATAATATTATTAGTAGTTTTATTATCTTCATCAGTTTCTCCATAAACACCATTTTTTTGTTTTGTAGAGAGAGGTGGTAAAATTTGACTTAAAATTTCAAAACTAGAAATTTGTTTGTCAGGATTTTTAAATAATTCAGGATTAACATTATCATAATACATAAGTAAATTCATAGCGTGTCTTACATCAAAATTAATATTTTCACGTGTAAATCTAGTGCATCCCAATAGTGAATCTTGAAATATACCTACAATAGAAGAATTATTTTGAGGAGAAATAATTTGTTGAGGAACCGCAGCTAAATACATAAGTTCAGCTTGACTTTCTTCATCTTGAGGACCATGAAGATTCATTTCATCACCATCAAAGTCAGCATTGTATGGTTTAGTATCAGCAACATTCATTCTAAATGTATTACCAACTTTCATAATTCTAGCGATATGACACATCATACTCATTCTATGAAGAGTAGGTTGCCTATTGAAAAGAACAGGGTCACCATCCATCAGGTGTCTGTGAACAATATCACCAAAGTTTAAATTAATAGTATTTCTATCAACATATTTAAGTGAGATACTTTCACCTGCTTTTTTTTCAAGAACATTAGCACCAGGATATTTAGTTGGTCCATTTTGAACAAGTTTTGTTAAGAAAGATTTATTTCTTTCATTTACACAAACAGGAAATGTAATATTCATAGCAATTTTTTTAGGAACACCAAGTTCTCTAATTCCCAGATTAGCATCAGGAGTAATAACAGAGCGTGCGGAAAAATCAACTCTTTTTCCCATAAGATTACCTCTTACTCTACCTCCTTTGCCTACTAGCCTCTCCTTAATAGATTTTAAGGCTCTACCACTTCTTTGTGCTACAGCGGCAACACCAGGAATTCGGTTGTCAACCATAGTTGCTACATAATATTGTAAGACAGTTGTCCAATCTTCAATAACTTTATCAGCAGCATTAGATTGTATTTTATCAAGAAGAGTTTTATTAGCTTTAATAATATTAACAATAATATGTGAAATATCATCTTCACTTCTTTGTTGTGAATCATGTTTAACTGATGGTCTTACAGCAGGTGGTGGAACAGCTAAAACCTGACAAATAAACCAATCTGGTCTGGACCAAATTGGACTGAAACCTAAAAAGTTTACATCGTCATCACTAATTCTTCTAAATATTTTTAATGTAGTTTCAGGCGTTAGTTTCATTGTTAATTTATCTTTAATAGAACCGTCAGCACCTGGAACCTGTTCAGTATTGTCCCATTCGGCAAATAAATTTGCTAATCCTTCTTTGTAAATTTTTCTTGGTTGCTTACATCCACAACCATCACTAGTTTCATCACCACATCTTTTAACTTTACTAGCTAATTTGAAAACATACTCCCACCTTTTTCTCTGGGGTAATTTAAGTATATGTTTGTGTTTTTCTTTATTAATTTTAAGTTTGCTACATTTGAAACAAACACATCTTAATACCTTAAGAACGGTTGTTAAATATTGAATATAAAATACAGGTCTCGCTAAATTTATATGTCCAAAGTATCCTGGAGTCTGCATATAGTCTAAACCATCTGTTGGACAAATTAGGCCAGGTTCTAAAACACCCATTCTTGGATCAAATAATCCACTTATTACTGGTTTGTTGTTTATGTATGTATCTCTAGATGTAATTTCCGCCACTGACATACGACGAATTTCTTCTGGAGATAAAACACTAAATTGTATTCCAATAATCTTAGCAGCGTTCATGCTTCCTTCTTTTATATTACGAGGCATTCTTATATTTATAAGAGATATATTTAGATTGTTTTTTTTAAATCAATTTTAATATATTTTTTAAACTATAAAAATTAAGTTTTTGTACAGAGAATAAATAAAATTGATTATAAAAAATTATATAAAAATATTGTTATTGAGAATATATATATTATGACAAAAAACAAAGACGAAACTAATTCTCCTAAAATCTCAAAAAAAAAATATAATTTGAGACGTAAAAAAAATAAATCTTTACAAAAAAAATGTGGAAAAGATAGTGATAGTGATAGTAGCAGTGACTATGATCCAAAAGAAGATAAAATGGAAGATATGAATCCTAGGGAAATTCAAAGATTTATTCAAAAAATATTTCCTTCAAAAAGTGGGAAAAAAAGATTAGAACAACTGGATAAATTAGATAAATTAATGAATAAATATGAAGAAACTACTAAATCTGGTGATGATGAAGAAGAAGTAGAAGATGATGAATATGAGGAAGAGGAAGAAGATGATGAAGAAGAGGATGAAGAAATAGATTTTGAAGAAACAATTCTTTATAATGATGATGGATTTCCTGATTGTGAAGATGAAGAATTAGACCCTTCTATGAAAGAAATGTTAAATAATAATATGAAATTTAATATAGTATTTACGGTAGGAGACAAAAATTCAATATTCGATTTAGATAATGAAGAATTTGACTTTTATGAAGAAGATACAGATGAAGATAGTGAGGAAGATGAATGTGATGAAGAAGAAGAAGAAGAAGATGTTGAAAAAAAATCAAGTAATAAAAATAAAAAATTAACAAAGAAAAAAAATACTAAAAAATTAAAAAATAAAAATATGGATGATATAACTGAAGAAGAATGGATGGAATTAGCTAGAAAACAAGAAAAAGAAATGAGAGAAAAGGGTTTGTATTATTCAACAAAATACAAAAAAAATGATAAAATTTTGTTTAAAAAAAAGGGATGGAAACAATTTAAAAAAGGGGTAGTAACTAAAGTAAATCACAACAAGGTAAGAAAAAAGGTTTCATATAATATTAAACTTGATGAAAAAGTAAATAAAAAAAAAATCTTTAATAAAGTTTTATCTAACAGATTAAAATCCATTAAGGAAGAAGAAAATATTTTAGATGACTTAGAAGAGTTAGTAAAGTTAAAGAAGGGCAAAGGTAAGGAAGCAATGAAAAAAAAATTTAATGAATTATGTAAGGCAGAGGAAAAAAAACAAGAAAAAAAAAATAAGCTAAAAGAAAAAAGGGAAAAGGAGAAAAATTTTATAAAACTTAGAAAATTAATGAGAGAGAGAAATTCAAACAATGACTTCAAATATTTTAAAGATATGAATATTGATTCTCAAAAAAAAATTTTAACAAAATTACAAGCAGTAAATGAATTTTCAAAGGTAGAAAAACCATATAGAATATCACTTTTAGAATCTGATATTCCAGTAGAATTTAAAGCGAACGCTTTGAAAAAAATAAATATGTTAGAATATATGGACCCAGGTTCAGGAGAATATTATAAAATAAAAAATTGGGTTGATACATTTATGAGAATACCATTTGGAAAGCACAAAAATTTACCTGTTTGTATGGAAGATGGACCTGAAAAGTGTCAGGAATTTATGTGTAATGCTAAAAAAACATTAGATTCAGCAGTATATGGGTTAGAAGATGCTAAAATGCAGATACTACAGATGGTTGGTCAATGGATTTCAAATCCTCAATCATTAGGCACAGCAATAGCAGTTAAGGGGCCACCAGGAACAGGAAAAACAACTTTAATTAAAGAAGGAGTGAGTAAAATATTAAACAGACCGTTTGCGTTTTTAGCATTAGGAGGAGCGACTGATAGTAGTTATTTAGAAGGCCATTCTTACACATATGAAGGTAGTATTTGGGGGAAAATTGTGGATATTTTACTTAATTGTAAGTGTATGAATCCTGTAATTTACTTTGACGAACTCGACAAAATAAGTGATACACCAAAAGGGGAAGAAATAGTGGGTATTTTAACACATTTAACAGATACTACTCAAAATGATAAATTTCATGATAAATATTTTTCAAATATTGATTTTAATTTAAGTAGAGCAATGTTTATATTTAGTTATAATGATGAAAGCAAAGTAAATCCTATATTAAAGGATAGAATGTATCGTATAAATACAGGAGGTTATAAAAATGACCAAAAATGTGTAATAGCAAATAAATATTTGATTCCTAGGATAGAAAAAAATATTAATTTTAAATCAGATGAAATAATAATACCAGATGAGACAAAAATTTATATTTGCGATAAATTAACAGATAAAGAACAAGGTGTTAGAAATTTTAAACGTTGTCTTGAAATTATTTATACAAAATTGAATCTTTATAGATTAATGAAAGAAGGTTCATCATTATTCAATAATGAAGAAATAATTAAGGTTGAATTCCCTTTTACAGTAACCAAAAATATAGTTGATAAATTAATAAAAACAGGAGAAAATAATTCTCCACCATTTGGAATGTATATTTAATTATAACTTAAATAAATAACAGATAATTAAGTTATAAAATGGAAGAGTGCTTACATGATATACATGAAATATTAACAAAACATAAAATTAATTTTTTTTTGGTTTATGGAACACTGCTAGGACAACATAGAGAAAATGGATTTATATCACATGATACAGATATAGATTTGGGGATTTTACAAAAAGATTTTAATGAAAATATTAAAAATATTATATGCGGGTCTGATAAATTTGAATCAACATTCAGAAGAATAGGTGGAGTGGAAGATAGTTTAGAATATACTTTTCATCATAATAATGGAACAAAAGTGGATATTTTTTTATTATATCCTGTTGATAAAGAAAAAAATGATGATTATTACTATTGTGCTTCATGGTTTGGAATTTGTGAAACAAAAAAAGAAGGTTACTGTAAATGGGGTAATCATATTAGAGGATTCAAACAAGTAAATTTTAAAAATAGATTGTTTAATGTTCCTTTGAATACAGAAGAATTTTTGGAAGAATGTTATGGTTCAGATTGGCGTATTCCAAAAAAATTTGATTATTATGGTGGATTATCCGGTGGATATAAAAATTTAATAAACTAAAAATTTTTTAATATATAATTTATAAATTTTTTATACCAAGGTCTGAAAAAAATTTGTTTTCTATACTTATTTAATTCTTCATATGAAACCCATTTTATCATATCTTTTTCAAAAAATCCATCTTTATAAATTAATTCAGGTTTGGTTTTTTTTACATTTAAAAATCTTTTGCGAAATTTTTTAGGTAAATCCTTATTATATTCAATTAAAACAATATATGTTTTATATTTATTAATAGATATTGAAATAACAGAATTATTTACAAGTTTTTTTATTTTTTCCATAGAACCTAAAATACCATTTGCTTCTTCATAACATTCTCTTATTGCTGTCTCTTTATTATTTTCGAATATTTCTTCTGAACCTCCAAAATCACTCCATAGACCTGAATCAGCGTCTCCTTTTATATATTCTCTTGAAAACAAGAAATATATTTTACCCTTGTTAATTGCTATAGGTAATACACCAGCACCCATTTATATTAAACTAACAAAAAAATACATATTTATAATAGATTTTCTGTTATAAATTTACTTATATAAGTGCCATTGCGAATATGAACATTTCCATCACTTAAATCTTTTCTTAAAAATCCATTTTCATCTATATAATCATTATAAATATCAAAAAATATATATTTTTTTTCCTCGCATTTTTCTTTTATTTTTTTGTTAAAATATAAAACATATTTTTTTCTTTCTTCATCAGTGCCCAAGTATGGATATTGAGGATTCTCTGAAGTATTATATTTTTGAATAGGAGGAACTACATTATAAACACATATATTTTTTAGTTTTATTTGTGAAATATTTACATTTAATTCAATCGCATCAAAATAATTATCAACAATATTGTTTATAATATCCTGATAAGATATTATATTAGTTATATGTTTATTAACGTGACATCTACAATCTATTTCACCTAAACAAAAAATAATACTATCCCCATCTTTTATATTGAAATTACGAATATCACACCTATGTAATTTTTCCTTTCCGAAACTATAACATAAAAGCGCTCCTAAATGATGTTTTACTATACCATTCCAACCATTTTCTGAATGACTATCTCCTATTGTATGAATAGACATATACAAATAAATATTTTTAAAATTAACTGTATTAAACGAAAAAACTATAATAATATATTCATGAATGAACTTCAAAATATATTAAAAACAATTAAACAAAATGAAAAATATAATTCATATACAGAATATAATCTTTCTACATATATAGATATTAAAAATGAAATTGTAAAAAATATGATAAATAATCTAAACCAAAATTTATATACAAAATG